CAGCGGCGCCGTGCTCCGCCGCGGAATGACGACGCGAGTCAGGTCGCGCGCGAAGCTGGCATCCGTGCCGTCCGTGAACAGGATCTTAGACATCGACCTGGTCCACCTCGTTGAGCGTGACGCCGAGTTCCGTGCTCGTCCCCTCGGTGCCGGTGGCGTCAGTCACGCCGATCCAGATGGGCACCGCGTTGGCGGCACCGCCGAGCACCTGCAGGCCGATCTCGACGACCGCCCCCGGGATCGCCGTGTCGAGTCCGGCCTCGGTGAGCGAGAGGACGATCTCGGTGGCCTCGTGACCGCTGCCGGGCGTGGTGTCTGTTGGCGTAGCCGTGATGGGGTCGACGCCCGGGGAGCTGGCCGCGACCAGCCGCTTCGCTGCATCTGGATTGCCCAGATAGAGGACGATGTCCTGCCGGCCGCTGCCGCCGTCGCTGCGGTGGCGCGTCTCCAGCGGACCGCTGACCGGGGTTTCCAGGCCGGGGTCAAGGAAAAAATCGAAATCGCTCATACCGCTATCTCCAGTGTGTCGACCGGGATGGCCACATCCACGGTGCTGGCCGTCTCCACCTCGAGCGGGTCGACGGCGGCGGACTCTATCTCGGGCACATCCAGGACGAAGCGCTCGGTGTACTGCTCAGCGCCCGGGTCGACCGGCTCCTGATTGCCTACGTAGCCGACCCATCCGTCATCGTCCGGGGCGCACCCGGTCACGCCGCCGATGTGGGTGTCTCCGTAGCGGATGAGCGGATCCGTGCGCGTCAACTCCGCGGCCACATCGGGAGCAGACGGCGCCGCGATGGGGTCCGAGGACAGCCCCAGGCCGGTCACGCGGCTGATCGCGATCTCCACTGACGTCGTCGCCTCGCCTGTATCCAGCCGCATGGTGTGCACGACACGGCGCACCTTGCCCTGCGCCGTGACCGTGTCGGTCTCGATGCGCGCGGTATGCACGAGATCGACGCCCGGGTGGAGCAGCGCGTCCCAGCTCGCGCGGCTGGTGCGGTGCGCGGACAAGATATCGGTGCGAGCCCGGGCGATGGACGCCTCCAGCAGCGCGTCTGCCTCTGCGCGACCACCGGACTCTCCGTCGGTGCGATCACGGTACCAGTCGCCGTTGGCGTCCGATACGTCACCGCCAGGGTCTGCCCAGCTCGCGGATCCCGTCCACGCGCTGGTGTCCACGTCCGCCGACAGGCTCGCGCTCTGTGATGTGTCGATGATGCCCACCTGGGCCACGCTCTCAGGCGACGTGACCGTGACACGGTAGGTCTCGGTCACGTCGCGCACCCAGCGCCGCGCCAGCTGTGCCTCAGCCTCGAGCACTAGGGTCTGGCGCACCGCGTCGTTGACGACCCACTGCACGCCGCACCAGCTACCAGAGCCGGGCGGATGGACGCAGTGCAGGCCACTGTACATGGGCAGCCAGCCGGCCGACTCCATCGCCGAGACGATCATGTCGATCCTCGGAATGGTCGTGCCCGCCGCCAGCCAGCCGCAGAACCCGCCCGGATAGGACCAGCGCCAGCGCACCCGCCGCTCCAGCTCGCGCGGGTAGCGATACCCGATATCGATCGACACGGTGTTGATCAGATCGCCGCGCTCCGCGAGCCTGATATCGGCCGTGCCGCCGAGGATGCTGGAGGCGCTGAAAGTGTGGTCCGGAGTGGCCGCTGCCGCCCAGGGCGTCAGCCGCCCCGCGCCGCTCGCGTCCAGATCGTAGCTCGCCGGGATAGTCGACAGCAGGTCTTCGGCGTACTGCAGCGAGTCGGCGCCAGCCGCGCAGAGATGCTGGGACCAATAGCCGCCGATCATCGCATCGAGCGCGGCGCGGGGAGCGCGCCCGAGCCGCTGCTGGCGCCCGTCCGTGCAGGCGAACCGCGTGGTCCGCTCGGATGGGTCGTACTCCGGCACATCCACTAGCCCGCAGAAGATCCGGGCCGTGGTGACCACGTCGCCGGCCGCATCCAGAACGGCGTAGTCGATGGCCACCGACTGCCCGACCCACGACGACGGGTCGATGGGGCCGCCCGTCGGCCGCAGCGTGAACTCTGCGACTCTGGCCGCACCCTCCTCGGCATCGACAGTCACATCCCCCACCAGACGCGCAGACACGTCCACATCGCCGAGTGTGACCACAGGCCGCCACCGCAGCGAGTTCCCGCTGACGCCATATCCGCCCGTACCGACGCTGTAGACCGTGGTGCGCAACGCGAGAGACGGCTGCAGCGCAGAGCTGACCACAGTGCGCAGCGCGAGAGACGGCTGCAGCCGCACGGGGCCGACGACCACCGAAAGGACTAGCGCTAGCCTGCGCGGCCAGGGCGGCGCTCCGCTGCCAGAGACCGGAGCGCCGGATACCGGGTGGCCGGAGATCGACATCTAGGCCTCCTCTGCGGACAGCGACCAGCCGTAGCTGGCTCCATCTGCATCGAGATCCTCATCGATGCCGTCCTGGCTGATCATGGTCAGCCGTGGGTACCAGCGAGCCTGGTAAGCGGTCGCGCCCGTCACCTCGTCGAGCGTGGCCTCGTCCCCGACCAGCGTGACCGGAGTCTCCACCCATAGCTCGCCGGCGTAGGCCAGCCCGTAAGGTGTATATCCGCTGTCAGACCTGCGGCCGGCCGGCAGTGTGAAGACCCGACCGGCCGACGTCATTGCCAGCGGCTCAATGCAGCTGACGATCTGAGGGGATGACCAGTCCACGGAGTACAGCCCAGGCGGTACCCATCCGGACGCCTGGATCCGGGTCGCTATCCGCCCGGACCACAGACTGCTGATGACTCCGGTGCCGTCCGCTAGGCGCGCGACGGACCGTGCGGACAGGTGGGTGTAGCTCTGCCGCAGCGACAGCACGGAGTGTACCGGCACGGACACTCCACCGATGACCAGATCCCGCTCGCTCACCTCCTGCCTCCGGTCTTGCGCCGCTGTCGAGCGACTGCGCGCCGCAGTGCGGATGCGTCGCCGGACGACGACAGCCTGAATGTCTGGCCGTCGAGATGAAACACGAGCTGAGATCCACCTGATACGGTGCCTCCGCCGGCGAACCGCGGCAGGTTCGGCAGGGCCGGCATGCGCGCCCTTGGCACGACCTCCCCACCCATCCGGTAGCCGGGCAGCAGCTTGCGCGCGACGGCAATCGGCCCCCGGTTGATGAGATCCAGCACCGGACGAAACAGCCGGGCACGCTCCTTGCGCGTCACGTGCTCGCCGCCCTCGGTCAGGATCGGGTAGCGGTCGCCGCCGCCGTAGCCGGGCACCCAACCACCCACCTGGAACCCCTGAGGGGTCGCCGCGCCGGCGGTAACGGTCGCCCCCTGCAGGCCGGTAAGCCGCGCCTCGAGCTGGGCGATCTTCTGCTCCGCGGCGCTGATGTCGGCGTCCACCTTTACCATATTGGTCTTCGCCGTGAGCTGGTTCAGGGTCTGCTCGAGGCCGGCCAGCTGCTGCTTCTGCGCCTCGATACTCGCCCGCAGCACCTCCGCCCGCTGGGCCTCGGCCGCGGCCGCCTCCTCGGCCTTCTGCTTCTCCGCCTCGTAGGCCCGGTTCAGCACGCTGCCGGCCTTCTCGGTCAGCGAGACGGCCGCCGAGGTGTCCGTGAGCTGCCCCGCCAGGGCCTGCACCGCCGAGGCCGTCTCGCGGATCTGCGCCGGGTCACTGCCCTCCTGGTACAGCGCCAGCGTCGCCCGGGCCAGATTCACCTCCGCCTCGCGGCGGATGTCGGCCTGCTGCGCCGCCTCGTCCAGGTCCCGGCGCCGCAGCTCGCGCACCTTGCCGGCCGTGTCCTGCTCGGCCGCCACCTGGTCGGCGGAGAGATCCTTGATGGTCTCCAGGTAGCGCTTCTGCTTTCCGAGCGAATCCTTCAGCGCCTGCTCGGTCTCGCGGATTGCGTCCTTCTGCGCCGACACAACCGCCTTCTGGGCGTCGATCTCGACCCGCTTGCTCTCCTCGGCCGCCGCCTTGTCCTTCTGCAGCCGCAGCGCCCGGAGCCGGTCCCGCTCCCCCTCCAGCTGCTTGCGCACCGCCGCGGCCTGCTTCTCCTGCTCGGAGATCTCCTCCAGCGCCGGCTTAACCCCCTCGCGGGCCGAGGACTCGATGTCCTGCATCGTGTCCCGGGCCGCCTCGAAGTGGCGCACCATCCCGCCGAAGTCGAGCCGCAGCACATCCTGCAGGATGTCGAACCCCAGCGCCGAGGCGACCGCCGTCTGCTGCCACAGCCGCACCGCGGGGGCCAGAAAGTCCCGGATCAATGTCGCCCCGCCCTGGGCCAGCGCCGTCACCGTCGGGGCCAGATCCTTGCCCACCGCCGCGTTGAACTCCCGCACCGCCTGCTGCATCCGGGCGATGGCGCCCTCCATGCCCGCGGCTGCCTTCGCCGCGTTTCCCGCCTGCGCCTCGGTCTCCTTTAGAACCCCGTTCACCTCCGCCTGGATCTTCTCCTGCTGCGTGAGCTCGCCCACCGTCTTGCCGATACTGGCCGCGTAGTCCTTCCACATCACCGAGACGTTCTTCGTCACCCCGGCGTTGTCCACCAGGATGCTGTTCTCGTTCTTCAGGCCCTCCGAGGCGGTCATTACCGCTTCCGACAGCGACAGGTGGGCCGCGCGGTTGAACGCCGCGGCGTCCTGCAGCCGCGTCAGGGTCTGCTCCGCCTGGCCGATGTCGTAGCCCCGCTGCAGCAGGTTCTGCAGCGCCTTGGAGGCGTCCGCCACGCTCATCAGCCCGTCGGCTGTCAGCCGGGTGACCACCTCCATGGCCTGGCCGATGCCCACCCCGGTATGGTTTGCCACCGCCTCCAGCCCCTTGAAGGAGGCCTGCAGCCGGCGGTTCTCGTTGATGGCGCTGCGCACGAAGGCAGTGATGGACCCGAGCGTCAGCCAGTTCCGCAGCTCGCCAGCGACCGACGCCGCGGCCCGCTGCGTCCCCTTCAGCTCCTGGTTGAGCTCGCGGGTGCGTTGGCGCAGGGCCGTCTTCGCCCGCTGCAGGTCCTGCAGCGAGGTCCGTCCGTCCCGGGCCAGCCGGTTGTAGGCCGCCTGCAGCGTGGTGATCTCGCGCCGGATGTCGCGCACCGGGCGCACGTCCAGTACGTTGAATGCCTGCTTCATCCGCGCCGAGTCTGAGCGCAGCCGGGTGGCGGTGGCCGAGACGTCGCCCTGCAGGCCCTTGATGGCCTGCTGCACCTCCGGCATGCCCAGCATCCGGACCAGGATGTCGATACTCTGGTCAGCCATCTGCTGTCAGGTCCTCGAGCGCGGCGAGATAGAGCCCCAGGGGGTAGTTCAGGACGTTGCCGTGTCCGAGCCGGACAAGGGCGCAGAGACTGCGGTCGAAGCGCCGTACCAGGCCACCACGCGGTCCACCCCCGCGAACATCCGCGCCCGCCAGCCGAAAAAATCGGCATTCACCTGCTTGGCCTTGTCCAGCACCGCCCGGATCTCCGAGGGCTTCATCGCATCCAGGTCTCCCGGAGAGAGGCCTGTCATCGCCCGCAGTTCACGGAAGCTCACCTCCTCGAACAGCAGCTCCGACAGGGGGTCCTCCGCCGGGGCCGACTCCGCCGCCTGGATGAGCGCGCGCAGCTCGGCGACGGTGAGCTCATTCACCGTCGCCGAGCGATTTCCAATGGGGATTCTCTCGCTCATCAGGCCTGCGCCACCTTCTGGATCTTCCCGTACTGGCTCACCGACCCGTCACTGGGCTTGCTGGTGTCAAGCTGGGCGGTGCCGGTGAGCGCGAGTTCGGCGTGCTCCGGCTGGATGAAGCCGAGGTTCGGCGCGGCTCCGAAGCGCACCTTGTAATACTCCAGGGTGTGCGGCTCGCCACTCTGGGCCTTGTTCAGACCCGAGAGGAAAACACGCCAGTTCTTCCCGGAATGGGTCAGCATCTCGATCACGTCGGCGGCCTTCTTGGTGTAGTCCACCAGCACCGTGCTGCCGTCGCCGACGCTGCCGCCGGAGAGCACATAGATGCCGCCGGTGCGCAGCTCGTAGTCCGTGCCCTCCACGTAGGTGGTGGTGCCGGTGCCGTCGGTGACCGTGATGGTCTGGTCCGGATCGGGCAGGTAGTCGAACGGCAGCATGCCGTCCAGATAGGCCGTGTGGCTCTCGTCGGTCACCGCGCCGGCCGCAACGGCGGTCACGTGGCCGAACAGCGCCATGCTCAGGTTCTCGGCGCTGTAGTCGCGCATCTTGATCTGCAGCGTCACGCTGTCGATACGGCGGAAGCTGTTCGCCGTGCCCCCGGTGCCGTTGCGGCTGGTGGGCAGCTTCACTTCCGTCTCCTCCTGACCCACGACGCACTCGTCCACCTCGCCCACGTCCCGCAGCGCAGCGCTGCCGTCCGCCAGACCGAGGTGCAGGATGCCGTCGCCGGAAAACGTCTGCTCGGTGTACATGGATTCAAACCTCCTCTAGGTCTTCTGCGCTGCGCCGGGGTCAGATCACGCCCTGCGCCCGCAGCCACTCCGCCTGATCATCCCGCAGCATCACCTTCCCCTCCGGCTGCCGCACCTTGCGCCCCTGCACCAGCGCCTTCTTCAGGGTGTACTCCTTGCGCGGCGCGGGCTTCTGCTCCGGCTGCACCTGCTTCTGCTCGCTCATCGTCACATCCTCCGTCATGCCGTGCTCCACTGCACCCGCACCACCATCCGGCTGCCCACCGAGGGCCGGAACAGGTCCCCGTCCGGCTCGATGCGCTCCGGCGTGGCGTGCACCCGGTACCCTGCCACCGGCAGCCGCTGCTGCCCGAAGGCGTGAACCGCTGCCTCCACCTCCGCCTCCAGCTGCGCCAGCAGTCCGTTGCCCACGCCCCAGTCCGCATCCGCGCTGTACTCCCAGCACTCCACGTACACCGTGAACTCGCCCCGCCGGTTGCGGCCCTGGCCGGGCATCCGCTGACCCATGCTCACCACCACCGTGCGCCGCTCCGGCGTGCTGGCGCTGGCGCCCTTCACCACCTCGGCCGTTGCCAGCTCCGCCTCCAGCCATGCCGTCAACGCATCGACGATCGGCGCCCACATGGCGCTACCCTTTCAGCCGGGCGGCCTTCAGCCCGGCCTCCACGCCCCGTAGCAGCCAGGTCCGCACCCGCTCCCGCATCACGCCGGAATCCCGCACCGGCTGCACGAAGTGGTCCGCCGGCGTGCCGCGGCGGGCGATGCTCCGCGAGATGGCCCAGGCCAGGTCCCGCTGGTCCCAGGCCGGGTTCCGCGGCGCCAGCCGCCGCACCTTCACCCAGTCGAGGATCGCCGACACCGGCGGCGGGCCGCGGTAGCCGCCCCGCGTCCCCTGCTCCACGTACGGGCCATGCTGAGCATGCGGCCCGGCCCGGTACTCGAACGCCGAGACCCGCTCCGCCTCGATGCTGTTCGTCAGCGTGCTCTCCGCCTTCGGCGCCAGCCGCCGCTCCTCGCGGGCCACCTCCTCCGCGGCGCGCTTCACGAACCGCTCCACCGCCCAGCCCACGGCCCCCGCGTCGGCGGACAGCAGCCCGGAGGCGTCCAGTTCGAAGCCGATCCCCGCCATCAGCGCGCCGCCTCCCGCTCGAACTCCCGGAGCAGCTGCTCCGTCAGCGCCTGGGGCGTGCCGTTGCTCGGCACCTGCGCCATCCCGCGGGAAAGGGTCACCGGGTTGACCACTCCGCTCACCGCAAGCTCCCGCATCCCCTCCGCCAGGGCCCGCAGAAGCAGCAGCGCCCGGTCCCCGGCCGCCACCGTCGTCCCGCCCGCCTCATCGCTCAGCAGGTGACCGGCGAAGTAGTAGAACCGGAAGGTCGCACCGCACACCGCGATCTGCGCCGCCGTCGGCGCCGGTGTCAGCCACAACTCCGCCGCCCCGCCGCTCTCCACCCGCGACAGCCGCGGCAGCTGGCCCGGATAGAGCGGGTCCCACGGCTTGTAGCGCCGCTTCTCCGCCCCGCACCACAGCGCCACCTTCGGCTGCAGCAGATCCGCCGGCGCCGGATAGTCCGGCTGATCCGCCGCCAGCGACAGCGACCCCAGCAGCGTCCGCGGCCGCACCCGCCCCAGGTCCAGCGCGGCAGCCGTCAGGTGCCGGATGAAGTCCGCGTCCGCAGCGGCATCGAACTTCGAGGCCGCATTGCCCAGCGCCGCCTTATAGTCGGCCACCAGGTCGGAGAGCGTCATCGTGCCGGCCATCGCCTACTCCACCCCCTCCATCTCGCCCTCGACGATCGCCCGATCCCGCGCATCCGCCCGCCGCATCGCGTCGGACCGGGTCGGGCTGGACGTCAGCCAGTGCCGAGCATCGCCCCACAGGCAGTGCCGGGCCTCGTGCCAGATCTCCGCCTCGGTGGCGTCCTCCGGCAGGGTGATGGCGCAGGGCATGGTCCAGTCCCGCGACCCGTCGGCGCGCGCCGCGTAGGTCGAGCAGGCGGCCGCCTGGACGCCGGTCACCCGGCTGCAGTAGGCGGTGGACTCGCTCCGCGGGGGCTGGGTCACGCTCCACTCGCCCGGCAGCTCATCGACCGCGACGCAGCCCCAGAAGCAGGGCTCACGCAGCGCGGCGCAGGACGCCAGTGCCGCGGCGGCGGCCACGGCGGCCATCGTCAGGAGAAACCAACGTGCGCTGCGTTTGATGCTGATCATCGGCTACCTCCTGTTGTTATAGCCCCAACAACGCCCGCTCATCCCGCCCCCAGGCCCGCACGCTCTCGACGTGCGCCTGGTAGGCGGCGATGGCCTCGGCCTCGCCGGGTTCGAGGGTGTACGTCCCGTTGAGCGCGCCCACGCTGATGCGCGCGAGATAGAGTTCCTCGTCGAGCGGATAGGCGTCCCGGATCCGCTGCTGCATCCGCTCGTAGATGAGCCGGCAGTGGGGGCTCTCGGCCTTGATGCGCTCGCGCAGGGCATCATCGAGCGTCACCGTCTCCAGCGTGGTGATGACCTCCGGGACGACGGGCGCGCAGCCGTCGGGTACGCTGATATAGGTCCAGCCGTCGAGCTCGCAGAGCTCGGTAATGCACTCGCCGATGTCGCCGTCAGGCCCGCGCACGGTGTGCGTGGTGTAGGCGTCGGTGACTTTCTGGTAGCGCATGATAGAGGTCATGGTTCAGGTCCTTCGCGGTGCCGAGCATGTGCTGCAGCGAGCGGGTGTGCCGGGCGTGTCCGAGCAGTGAGACGGCCGATTCCAGTTGTCCCGCCTGGACGGCGCGGCGGTAGTTGTGGAGGGCGTGCTTGCGCACCCAGCGCCCGGAGCGCCAGGTGCGATAGCCGCAGAAGTTCACGCCGCGCTTCACGCGGTGGATGCTGGTGCGGGAGTACTCCAGGCCCAGGCGCTCGCGCAGGAAGGCGCCGATGGCTGCCCGGTGGGCAAGCGCCTGGTCGCGGGTCAGGCCGATGAGCACGGCGTCATCGACGTAGCGGGCGTAGTGGCGCACCTTCAGCTCCCGCTTCACGAAGTGGTCCAGCGGGTTCAGGTAGATGAGCGCATAGAGCTGTGAGAGCAGATTCCCGATGGGGATACCCTTCCCGGTCTCCATCTCGGCGAACAGGGCCATCACGTCGAGCAGCCGGCGATCCTTGATGCGCCGCTCAATAAGCCCCAGGAGCACGCTCCGGTTGATGGAGTAGAAGAACCGCCGGATGTCCAGCTGCAGTACGTAGTCGTCGCCGTCGCAGGCCAGGAGCGCCTGGTGGACATACTCCGATGCGGCATGGGTGCCCTTGCCGGGTCGGCAGGCGAAGCTCTGGTCGATGAACGTGCGCTCGAACAGCGGCATGACCACCCGGTAGATGGCGTGCTGGACCACCCGGTCGCGGAACGCCGGCGCGTGAATCGTGCGCGGCTTAGGCTCGTAGACCTGGAAGCAGTGGTAGGGCCGCGGCCGGTAACTGCCATCGTGCAGCGTGCGGTGCAGGTGCTCCAGCTGTGCGCCGAGACGCCGCTCGAAGGCGTGGCAGCTACGGGTCAGCCGCTTGCCGTTCCGCGCTTCCAGGTAGGCCTCGTGCAGCGCCTCCGGGGTGAAGCAGGCATCGAACAGGTTTCCGTACCGTTTCATGAGATCC